GTGCCTGCCGTAAGCGATGAAACGCCTGCGCCTCCGGTGTAAGCTGTGGTCTGTACCGTTGAATCTGCGAAAGTGATTCCTAAATGATCAACTTCCGTTCCTGTTGACTTTGAAGAATCCCATGCTCTTAAGGTAGTGCCAGCGAGCGAGTCTAGATAAAGGGGCCGTGGCGTTGCCGAGCTTTGCTCTGTAGTTACCAGCCAGCCAGCTTGCCAGTTAAATTCGTAGCCTACCGAACAAACGATTGATATTCCATAGTTGCCGCTTCGTGCGGTGTCGAAGGTTCCCTTGCCGATGAATTGCCCCGAGGTGCCATCAAAAACAATGTTTCCGGTCATCGTGCCACCAGCGAGTGGCAGAAAGTCACCACCGCTAGGCGTAACAAAAGTAAGAACGCCTGCGCCGTCTGTTTCGATTACTTGCCCTGCGGTGCCGTCTGCGGTAGGAAAGGTCAGGCCGTTGTTAATAAGGCCAGCAAACTCTACCGCGTCCGTTGTGTTTAGAGTCTGATCGAAGGTGTCGCCTGGAGTGCCTGGAAAGCCTCGGCCATCAAACACGGTTACAAGTGTCTCGCCTTGCGAAACTGTGACGATACCGGATTCTGTGACTACTACAATGTCGGCCATTATCTGGTAACCTCCGCCTTTACGGTGAAGGTGCCTTCAATCAGCCTTATTACCGTTGATCCGGTATAGAGTTCTAAGTCGTAGAAGTATTTACCAGGCGTAAGTGCTTCCATCGTGGCAGCGTCTACGAGTAAATCCACGGTTCCAGCGGCACCGCCAAGCGTAATTCGTGTGTTTTCGGTAGTGAGTTCGAGTATTACGGTTGCGGATGCTGCGGTTGGTCGCACTTGCATTGCTGCGGTGTAGCCGGTCAAATCGGTTTCTACCTCGTCAGCGTCGGTATAAAGTATGGTACGCTCAAGCGTTGCGCCTTGCTCTGCCAAAAAATTGTAAGTTCCTGCTGGCATATCAAGTCCTTTTGAGAGTGTTTTACTATTCAGTTATTCTAATCCACGCAAGAGATTAAGCAATCTTAATTTTTTAAGGTGTTAATATGTTGCAGTTTGCGTTGTCGGATCGGATCGCAACAGCGAGCCATTGGTATTGGTGTAAACGCTGTAGGAGTTTGTTTTGTAAAAGTTTAGCGTTGATGCCTGCGGTTTTCGTGCGTTTGCGTAACTGCTGTAGAAGAGCGAAATTTCGTTGCTCGGCGCGCCAGAGCTTAGATACTTTTCATAGTAAATTTGGTTAGAAGAGTTCACTTTCCAGTTAAGTAGCGATGAATTAAGAAATCTTTTACCACTGGCAACCGTAGGCAATAGGCCTGCTGGCATCGATAATCTGCCTGGTATGTTGTAATAGTTCGCCACTGGCCCATAGTAGGTGCTGCTTGCTGCGTCGTAGGTTAAGGTAACACTAAGTGTGCCTAGTGCAATATCATCGCCGGAAGGGATGTCTACTGTCGTGCGCTGGAATACTGCATCAATTAGGTAACAGGTGATGGTAGGCGGTATGGTTTGAGCGTATTGAATATCAAAGCTTAAAAGAGTTGGCGAGTAACTCGCTGGATAATTAGATGAAAATGTTGCCGGACTCAATGCCGTGTTGTAGCTTGTCCATTCGTGCGGTGTTGCCTGCGAAAAGTCAAAGGCCGCATAGGAAGGTAAAGAAACTGGAGATTCATAGGAATAGTTCTCATTGCTGCGCCAAACACGATAATAGTAATCTAAATAATAAGTCCAAGAGGCAGCGCATACATCGGCACCAGAACCGAGAATATAATTTAAAAGCTGTGCTTGGTAGGTGCCGATGCCGTCAACTACACGGAACCAAAAAAATCTTCTGTTATTTGTTCGTGAAACGCCGCTGCATAAAATAGGCGCATCATATTCATAGTGAACAAAGTAATTGATGCCTGAATATATAGCTCCGTTGTAGGTGCTGACATAAGTTGCTGAAGGATCGAACAACCTTGCCACTACTGTTTCCGTTGGAAAAACTAATTCCACATGATCAGGAAAAGTTTGCAGGTATTCAGTAGGTGGCGGACAGCAATAGATATCCTCTGCTGACGCTGCTGCCATCTCCACGCAAGCAATAGGAGTGTAAACCATATTAAAAAAATTCAAGTTAAAATGTGTGTTTTCTGGCGGTATTATTGGATTAATTTCATCTTCTGCGTCACTAAAAGACGAGTACAAAATAATCGTGATTGGATTAAATTCGAGGTGGTAAACATATGCAAAGCTAATAACTTCAGTAATACGAGAAACTAAAAATGTTTTTCCTCCGTTGGCTACGCCACTTGTCACACTCAACAAAAATGGCGTTCCGTAGTAAGTCTGATAGAGTGCGGTGTACTTAGTCCATGCCCCAGATTTAGCTAAATATATATCGTTTTCAGTTTCATCTGTTTGGTTTTGAACTACTACTATATCATTTAAAACGGTCAATATTCCGTCAACAACTTGAAGTCCAGTTAAAGAGATATTTGTAGTTGTTGCAAGTTTTGCATCCTTTGGTATAAACCCTGGAGGCACATAAAAGTAGTAAGTGCCTAGAGGTAAGTTTTTTATTTTTAAAAAATAAACTTCTTGCAGTGCAAGGATGCCTTCAATTGCCACATCGCAAACAGTTCTAATTATTCCGAGATCTACAAAATTTTTAGGAGATCGGCCTTCTCTTGATAGGCTTGTAGCAGTAATGCCAAAATTAAAGTCATCAAATCTAATTGCAAGCTCTCCGGTGTCTTGTCTTGTGTGTGTGACTAAGCCGAGCGAAGAATAAATGGGGTATTGGTCATCCCAGTAAATTTGCATTATGCACCTTCCAACACTACGATTCTGGCGGTAAGGTCTGTGATTGCGTCGAGCATTGCCTGAATAGATTGCCAACCCCTAGTACCGCTTCCATTGGTGCCGTAATACTTGTTATTGCCAGGCGTTGCTGTGTCGTTCACCAGCTTTAACGCTGTCCAGGCTGGCGAATTTGGATTGCCTCCGCCTGTCAGGCTGTTCGTCGTTGTTACATTATTTGCCGAGAAAACTACGGCAGAATTTGCGCTATTAACTGTTAAGCTGTAGTAGGTGCTACCACTTCCATAAGTGGCAGGCGAATCGCTAAGAGCGATAAAAGTTGTATAGGTTGGCCCTTCACCGATGCCTCCAAATTCCAGCGCAGTAGCTGCGTCGTTTACCCTTACAACTCTTCCTTGATTGCCAAGGTAGCTTGCTGGCGTAACATCTGATAAGGATAAGAATTGCCTAATTACTGCGTTGTCATAGTCTGCGCCTGAAAGCGTAACCGTTGAAACTTCTATGCCTGTCGGTGTACAAATAACATCGGTAACCACTTCAATCGTGGCGGAGCCACCGGCAACTGTCCTTACCGATACCGCAATATATAACGGCCCTACAACACCGCTCCTCGATGTCACACCTTGGAATCTTGCGAAAACATAGCCTGTTGGAAGTGTGTCCGCTGTGTTTGCTGCTCGTACTCGTACTATTTGTGTTGGATCATACTGCGCAAATACATGATTAGTTTCATCCCAATAACTTAAGTTTCCGTTTTGCGTTCCGTCTGCGTATTTTGTCGTTGCCGTTACATTGATTATGACAAGTTCATCGGCTTGGCTGGTAAGGTCAACCGGCTTTACAGCGTATTTGCTGCGCTCCTGCGCCAAAACAGCATTTGAAATCCTTTGCGCGTCTTCAAATGTGAACGAAACATTTTCCATTTAAAACGCTCCGAGCGATAAAAATTTATTGACCCAAGCTAAGTTTGCTCTAGGATGCACATTAAACTTTAAATAAATCGGATCGACATTACCAAGCTTATAGCCGGTTTCGTCTAAGTCAGAAGGCACCTTTGCGCCTGGTGTAATTGGCGCAAGTGCTGGATTAGCTCCGGAAATCTTTGCATTGAATCCTACATTTCTTAGCCGAGCGTCAAAGCCTGGCGAAGCGTTTTCCGGTAAATTGCTCCAGGAGTTTGGAACAATTACATGAAGCACCATCGCTACACGCCAATAACTTACATTGTTTTCAAGGACTCGGTTCGCTGAAATGTTCTCTATTAATAAATCGCCTGCGCCTATTGTCTTTGAAGCAATGCCGGTGTTGCCTCCAAAGAGCGTTACGCTAGCGTTATTCGTGCGATCAACATAATAATTAAGATTTGAGATGTTGAAGTTCAGTACATTCCGTGAACAATTAACGATTAGGAATGGAAATCTAAACATCAAAGGCGTTGAAAACATTTCGCCAGCGGTGTTGCAAACTTTCGTTGCATTCGGTGAAAAACTCTTTTCGAGAACATAGCTTTGAAAGCCGGTAGATAATTGGATATCGGCAGGGCGTTCCAAAGGATTTTCTATTCTGTTTGCTGGCTCGCTGCCTTTTTGCTGGCTCTGCACCTCTGGCGATTGTTCTGTGCTGCCACCGGCTCCGTTTGGACTCGCTGCGTCTGGATTCGTGCTGTAATTACAATCTACCAGCCAAGAGCGTGGTTCGCTGGAATCTTGCTTTGCGCTGGCTCCAACCATTACCGCAGTTTCATATTCCGGATGAGCGTCAAACATTGCCGGTATGCCTTCGGCCTGCGTAACATTTACCATCAACTCGTTAATGATGTCGGAGATTACTCTGAACTGGCGATTGATCGTAACTTG